CGATGAAGGCTTCCCAGTGGAAAGTGGCCCTGGGCGAGAACCTCGCCGGTAAGTTTTCCTCCCCCAACACCCGCCCGGTGCTGCTGGCGATGCAGGAATACCTGACCCGGCAGGGGGACAAGAACACCGCCGCCGCCATCCAGCAGGTCCTAGGGCAGGAGTTCAGTTCCAACGCTACCGAGGCAGCACTGACGCAACCCGTCAGGTCAGGGCTCGCTCGGGCGGGGCATGAGGCCGATGCGGCCACTGCCGGAGCCCGCCGGGACGCGGAAGCCAGTCTTAAGCACGTCATGGGGAAGATGGCGCAGCCCGGGGCGGATTTATCCGGGCAGATCCGCGAGGACATCATCGGCGCCCGCAAAGATTTTGGTAACTCATTCGCCCAGGAGTACGAGCAGATCAGTTCGGCACTGGGAGACAAACCGATCATCCATACCCACGGGGTGGCCAAGGCCGCATCCGACGTGCTGAAGGCCCTGCCAAAGAGCGAGATTGAGCATGTCCCTGGAGCGGCGTCGGCGGACTTAGTGGGTTTCGGGTCGGCTGGGGTGCCGGGGCCGGGCTCCACCACTGGCGGCAAACCCATCCTCACCTCGTCGCAGTTTCTGAAGGACCTGGGGGATCTCGCCAAGCTGGATGAACCGAAATCTCTCAAGGAGATGGCGGCGATCCGCACCAAGCTCATGGACATGGCGGAAATCCGGGACCTGCTTCCGGCGACCGAGAAGCACCAGTACCAGGATCTGGTTCGGGCGGTGTCCGAGGCGATTGACAGCGCGTCCAAGGGCCTCCCCGACGAGGTTGACCGGGGGCTGGTCAAGCGGTGGCTCACCACCAACAAGAAATACGCCGAGGGGATCGTCAAGTTCGACGATGCGGACTTGGTACGGCTCACCCGGCAGGCCGGTAAGACCGGCTCCCTCGACGTTGAGGACCTTGCCCGCTTCACCAGCCGCAAGCCGTCGGATGTGGCGCGCATTTACGCCATGCTGAAGCCCGAAACCCAGAAGCAGCTTGGCCGCGCCGTGATGGACGAGATGCTGGGGGCCGCTGGGGCCACCACCAGCCGTGGGCTGGAGGGGTTGAGCGGGAAAGCCCTGCTGGCCCAGGTGCAGCAGCGCCAGCCGGTGATGCGGCAGATCTTCGGTAAGGACGCCGATGCGATCCTGGTTGCGGCGAAGAAGCTCGCCGCGGTGGGCGGTGATCTGCCGACAACCAAGCTCAACGGCAAAAATCTAGCAGGGTTCCGCACCATCCTTGAGCGTGGGGCGAAAGCCGCTGAGCTGCGGGACGCCCATCTAGGGAAGAATTATTTGTCGGCACTGGCCACCGAGGCACAGTCCGACGCCCATGTGATGGGTAAGCTGCTGACCAAGCAGGCTGACCGTCAAGGCGGCAAGAGTGCTGCGGAGTATCTGCTGGAGCCCCGGAATAACGCCAAGCTGCAAGCGGCTCTGCGATATTACTCCAAGAACTCGGCATCCGGCACCGCTCCCGAGGTCGAGCTTCTCAAGTCTGCCTTCCGCAAGCGGGTGCTGGGGGGCATGGTCAATACCGGCGAAGGGGTGAAGGAAGAGACCAGCATGGGCGGTGTCGGCATCCGCAAGGCCCTGGCGGAATACTCCGACTTCCAGAAGAAAGCCCTGCTAAACCCCGGCGAGCTGGAGGACCTGCAGAAGCTCTCCCGGTTTGTTGACTTCGCATTCCCCAAAGCCTCGCACCAGATGTCCGCTGAGCTGGCCGGTGGTTCCGTCAAGTCGGGCATCCCCTACAAGCTCAAGGCCGTTGCCCGCTTCGGCTCGGCCATCTTCAGCTCCTACATCCTCACCCGGCCCCAGACCATCAAGTGGCTGGTCAACGGCATTGAGGGGGACAGCGCGGCGTTCCAGATGTTCGAGCGGGGACTTAAAGACTTCGCCCAGCTCCGCACCGATGGGCGCTATACCGGGGGGGACGCGCAGTGAGAATCCTGATCATCGACAAGGGCGGCTTCGCCCTTGACTGGGCCATGCGATGCCAGGATGCCGGTCACAAGGTCAAGCACTTCATCCGGCAGTCCGAGAAAACCAAGTCCATCGGTCGCGGGCTGGTCGATATCGTGGACGACTACCGACCGTGGAAGCTATGGGCGGATCTTGTCTTCCTGCCCGACAACACGCTCTATATCGACGAGCTGGAGGCGTGGCGCAAGCAGGGCATCATGATCGTCGGATGCAATCAGGAATGCGCCGAGTGGGAGCTTAACCGCGGCGTCGGTCAAAATATCCTCGCCAGGGCCGGGGTGGAGACCCCCACCTCCAAGGTCTTCCATGACTACGATGTCGCCATACGCTTCGTTAAGCGCGAGATGAAACGGTTCGTCTCCAAGCCCGACGGGGATGCCGACAAGGCGCTCAGCTATTGCTCCAAGTCCCCTGCCGACATGGTCTTCATGCTGGAGCGGTGGAAGAAGACCAACAAGCTGAAACGGTCCTTCATCCTCCAGGAGTTCATCCCCGGCTACGAGATGGCCGTTGGCGGCTGGTTCGGCCCCGGCGGGTTTAACGACGGCTGGTGCGAGAACTGGGAATTCAAGAAACTGATGAACGACGACCTAGGCGTGGCGACCGGCGAGCAAGGCACCGTGCTGCGGGTGGTCACTAAGTCAAAGCTGGCAGACAAGGTTCTCAAGCCGGTCGAGGAGGCCCTCGACAAGGCTGGGTACGTTGGGTACGTCGATGTGAATTGCATCATCACCGAGGACGGCACCCCCCTGCCGCTGGAATTTACTTGCAGACCGGGCTGGCCTTTGTTCAACATCCAGCAGGTGCTGAGCAATGGAGATTGTGCGCAATGGCTGATGGATTTGGCCGAGGGCCGGGACGCAAAAAACTGGGAGATGGACACCATCGCCCTGGGGGTGGTGCTGTCCATCCCGGATTACCCCTACTCCCACCTGACGAGGAAGGAAGTGACGGGGATTCCGATCTATGGTTTGAAACCCTCACTGCTGTCCCGGATATCCCCTTGCGAGTTGATGATGGGGGAAGCCCCGGTGGAGCTGGACGGGTCGGTTCAGAATGCGCCGTGCTGGGTGACGGCGGGGGACTACGTGCTGGTGACCAGCGGCACGGGGGAGACAATCCTCCAGGCCAAGCGGGCCGCGTACTCTCTCATGAAACGCTTGATATTGCCGAACTCCCCGATGTACCGGACGGATATTGGGGATCGCCTCAAGAAGCAGCTCCCACTGCTCCAGGAACTGGGATACGCCCAGGGGATGGAGTGGGCGGCGTCATAGCTCTGAACGAGCTGGTGGACCTCGCCCTGCTTAAGCTCCGCGAGGTTATCCAGATCCCGAGCGGCACGGTCAATTCCGACGACCTGAAGCTCTATTCGATGCAGAAGGACGCGGCGGTGGCGGTGGTGAACACGGCGGTCAAGGTGGACGAGACGCGCTTGCGGGCCAGGACCGAGAACAGCCTCGCCCGCCTGATGGAAAAAATCAACCGACGCCGGCTTGCGGCAGGCTGACGCCACCATCGACCACCTCCAGGGCTCCTGACATCGCCGGGACCCTGGGGTTCACGTCCCAGACCTTGACCTGCCCGGATGACAGGTGGGTGCCCTTGCCGAGGACATAAAGGTAAGTGTGCCGTTCCAGGACCTTCTCGTAGGCCAGCGCATCGCGGATATTGAGGAAATTCAGGCTCTCCTTGACGCACCACGCCCGGAGAGCCTTCTGCTCCAGATAGATCCTGCTGGGGTCCCCGGCGTTGTCCAGCTCGATGCGGATCAGCATCGCCCCCCTTGGCTCGGTCTTGACCACGTAGCGGCGGTTCTGGCCGGGGGTGCCGATGGTCACCAAGGTATTGTGTTGGTGGGCGTCGATATAGCGGGCCAGGGAGGCTACCGCCTCCTCCGTGTGGGCGTTGCTGGCGGTGCGCAGGTCCCCCATCTGGGCGACCGCCCAGTCCATGATCCGCTTGGGGCTGAACTCCAAGGTCCCGGTCTTGGCGACAATCGCCGCCGCCGTCGCTACGCAGGCCAGCAGCCTGATCCAGAAGCGGTCCGCAGGGTCCCCACCGAGGAGGTGCGAGTAACTGGTCATCATGTCCTCGACCATCTGTTTCACCACTGGGCGAAACTTCGGGTTGACCAGCATGCGGCACCACCAGTCGCCGGCGATGCCCCGGTTGGCGTTGACCTCGCGGAGCATCTGCTGCCCCTCATGCTGCTTGTACTGCGGCCCCAGGGCGGGCATGAAGAACTCGAAAATGCGGCAGGCATCCTCGGGGGTGCCGAGGCGCTCCACCAGGGAGTGGTTGCCGGTGGTGACCAGGATGGTCTGCCAGGACCGGGCCGGGGCATTGAGGCTGCCGTCCGAATTCCCTCGCAGGCGGTCGCGGCCCTCGGTGAACTTGATGGCAAAGCCATCCACGGTCTCCGGGTTCATCTTGTGGATGTCGTTGATCACCACCGGCAGGTTCGACAGCACCCCGAGGCTGGTGTTCCGTCCAACAGCGGTGTCGTTGTTGATGATCTCCATGCCCTTGTCGGCGCCGTAGATCGACATCCCCACCGAGGCGGCATGGCTCTTCCCGGCCCCACGGGGACCCCAGGCGCTGACGATGGTACCGACATCGCCGGTCATCGCCATCAGTGGGGCGGCGAAGTGGCAAAGGACGATGAATGCGTGGGGCTCCAGGCCCGCGCCGAACATCGGCTGCGCCGCCCTGCGCCACCCGTCCAGGGTGCCTCTAGGCTCATGGAACATCCCGGCCCGCGTCTCGAAAGCCTTGTCGCCCCCGACCGCTCGGATCGACCCGTCGGGCATATACTGCCGGTAGGCGATTACGAAGGACCCGTCTTCCTTCCAGCCCATTTGCTCAAAACCCATCTCACGCTTCTCCTGATCCTTGGCCTGCTCAAAACTGCGATGCAGGAAATCCAACGCCCGCTTCATGCTGTCCGGCCCGAAGGCTATGTCGTTCCCAGCCAGGATGCCCGCCGCCCCCTGGCCGCGAAGGTCCTTCATACTGATCACGCAGGTAAGCCACCCCTTGCCGGGCACATAATGCTTCAGCACCGACTGGGTGTTCACCTGGGTTTCCCCATTGCGCAGGGCCTCCAGGTACAGCGGATATTTGTAGAGCAGCTTCGAGCTGGTGGTGCCGCTGACCGGGTCGCGTTGGGTGTACCAGACTGAGTTCCCCGGCCCCCAGTAGTAGGGTGTCGGCAACGCCGGGAGGGGGTCCTTGGGGTTGGTGGGGACGCTGTCCAGGCCCTGCGCCACCCCGAGAGTGATTGGCGACTTGAGCAGCCCCTTGTTGGGGCAACTGTTGCATGGGGCCTCGTTGCCATCAGAGAAGGTCCCGCAGGTGGCGGGACCGGGGGCCGCCTTGGCATGTGCCAGCTTGGCCTCGGTCTTGGAATAGTCGTAGTCTGGGTGCCCGGTACCCCACTCCTGGGCGAAGCGGTCCCCATCCTCGCAGCGGGCCAGGATCGTCAATCCGGCATACCATGTTGGTTCGCTGACGTTGCCCTTGGTGGCGCGGATGATCGCTATCTGCGGGCAGACCTCGGCGATAGCCTCGGCGTAGGCTGGCATCCTCCCGGCGAAGGTCTGGCCAATATCGACGTTCATCCCCTCAGGAACCTCCGGTTTGGCGCTATTTGTCGCTATTTGTCGGAGTTTGGGGACGACGGCATCGTTGGCGTAAATCCCGGAGTTATGCAGGCACTTGACCGGCATCGGTTCGGTTTTGTAGTTGAGGGTGCCGGGGGTGCGGAGGATGCTGGCGCAGTCCGAGGTGCGCTTGTGGTCGGCCCCCAGGCCCTGCAGCTTGGTCAGCTCCTTTAGCTGCAGGGCCAGCGGCGTCCAGACTTCTGGGGTCAGGGGTTCCTCAAGGGGCCAATAGGCGTGGACACCGTGCCCGGAGAGGACCAGGGAAGGCTGCGGCAGGCCGGTGGCCTTGCAGAACCGGGCCAGGGCCTCCAGGGCCTCGCGTGGACCCGCATAGTCGCGTCCTTCCCCGCAGTCAATGTCCAGCCAGAAGGCGGCGATCTCAGCGACATTGTCCTGGCGCCGACCCTTGGCCTGGGTGCCGGCCACCTTGTAGGTGGCACAGGCATGGTAGGCGTCTAGCCCTTGAGCGGACCAGTACAGCACCCGGCTGGCGGCTTCGGCCGGGGTCGAGGTCCACTCATGCACCGCCCGCTTCCCTTGCGGCGCCCGAGCGTCATGTACGAAGTGAATGGCGCAGTAGACGCCGGTCTCAGGCAGGATCGTTTCGAGGAATGTCTGCGCCGGTTGCATGGATAATATCCCTGATGTAGTTGGCCCTGGCATACTGGCTCATCCCTGGGGGAACCGGGAGTGGGCTCTTGTGCAGGGATATAGTCCTCACAAGAAGCGCCAGCCGGCGGTACAGCCAAGGGCGTCGGTAGGGCTGCGGCTCGGCCCCTTGAAGCCAATTGTGGACGGTGGTGCGCGCCACTCCGAACCAGAGCGCGAGGTCGGAGTTGGAGAGTGCCGCCCGCAGGCGGCACTCGTCCAAACGCTTACCGAACTCCATCAGTTGAATTCAATCCCCGACAGCAGCCCATCCAGGGCGGCGTCGGAGGGGACCATGGACGGTCCCGCCCCGGTCTGTGGGGCATCGTCGAACCGCTGGGCAGCCTGCGGGGACACCTGCTGGGCCACATTCTGTGACTGCTGGACTGCCCCCTGCCCGAACCCACCCGCAAGCGGATCAGCAGGAGCAGCGGCGCGGGGGCTCCGCTTCTTGGGGGCCTCCGGGGCCGGGGCCTGGGTCGGCTGGGGCATCTGCACCACGTTGCTCACCGGCTGGGCAACCGGGGCCTGGGTGGGGGTGTCCCTGCTACCCACCGCGTCCGCGATCTCGTCGCCCTTGGTGGCCAGGGCGTTCTGCACCACCGGCAACTCGGCCTTGCCCTCAACGTAGCGGCTGGGGCGGAAAGTCAACTTCGGGTAGGTGACGGTGCTGTCGAAGCCGACCCCGAGGACGACCATCGGCAGAGGGACGCCCCGGCCCTTCAGCGACCCGGCGAAGACGGCGAAACCCTTCATGCTGGCGGCGGGGATGCGCAGCTCGTAGACCGGCCCCTGCAGGTCCTCGGTCAACAGGACGGCGATCTTCTTGGCGTCCGAGCAGGCTTTGATGCTTGCCCCACCGGGGGTCGTCTTGCTGCCCCAGGCGTTGTGGGGGCAAGCGGCGCAGGAGCTGCATTGGGGGGTCTCGGCGCTGATGCTGGGGCCGATGCCGTTGTCCGAGTAGCAGTCGGGCGCCACCGGCTCGGTCGTCGCCGGGTCGAAGGGCTTGCTGTAATAGAGCTTGCTCACCGACGGGTTGGCGCCAACGACGATGACATCGACGAAGCGGCCCACCTCGTTGCTGAAGCCGCCGACCCGCTGCTCATTGCTGTCGAGGTCCAGCGCGGTGAATTCGCGGTTCTTGATGGACAGGCGCGGGTGCCCGCCCTTCGAGATGCCGCCGCTGGCGGCATCGGCCAGCCCGAGGAGCCCGGTGGCCCAGGCGCGGAGGTCGGCAGGGAGGCCCGCCAGTTCGGGGGCCAGGATCAGTTCGTTACCCATTGTTGTTTTCTCCGGTGATGTAGGATTCAAAAACGGCGGCGTTCTCCACCAACTGCTTGGCGGTCTTGGCCGGGAAATAGCGCATCGCCATGTCGAGAGCGATTTGCCGGGTGGTACGGGCCACGGGGTCCGGGGTGAACACCATCTGCCCCGGATAGGGGTCTTTCTCCATCGTCACGATCTCCTGATATTGACTTTAACCATACTCTCCACGGCAACCCCCGGCACGGCATAGCCCGAGGCTTCCATGAACTCTTTGACCCCCGCCTTGGCGACACGGATGTCCAGCAGCGGGCAAGCCATGACCTTCTGCACCACCAGATCGACCGGGGTCTTGGTGGTGACCGCCACGTCGGCCAGGGCCACACGGAGGAACTCTTCCTTGTTATCCATGCGGGTGGACAGCGTGGTGGATTTATAGGCAGTCCCGGCGCTGGTTTTGTAGCTGTCAACGCCGTCCTGGGTGAGGCTGGCCAGCAGATAGGCTTCGATGCGCTCCATCTGGCTGTTCAGCGGGGCCAGCTCGGCGGCGTGGCGCTCGGAGACTTCCTTGATCTCGTCGCGCAACTGGACGTATTTGCCGATGATCACGTCCTTGGTGGGGGCTTGGGTCATTTGTTCGTCTCCACGATCTGTAGCACTGCGCCCTGGAGGCTTTCCTTCTCCGCGAGGCGCCGGTAAATTTCCTTCTCCACCGGGGTCGATGCCAGATGCACGATGAGCATCTTGTTGACCTGCCCCGGACGGTTGATCCTGGCGTTGGCCTGCAGATAGATCTCCAGGCTGTCGATAGGACCGAACCAGACGATGCACGATGCGGCGGTGAGTGTCAGACCGTGCGCCATGGCGCGGGGATCTGCAACGATAATCCGGGGGCTGGCGGTTTGTTGGAAGGCCCCGAAGATCCGGGACCGCTCCTTCTGACTGACAGCCCCCGTGATCACCTCCGTTTCATGCTCCTTGGAAAGATGACGGTAGAGCATGTGGACGACGCTCGTCAAGGGGGCAAAAACGATTACTTTCTCAGAAACCGTATCTAGTACCTGCTCCAGTTCGTCCAGCTTTGGCCCAGCATCAAGATGATGTATCTCATGGTCGGGTCCGTACAGGGCGCCACACGATATCTGGATCAGCTTGTTGCGCAGCACCGCCTCGTTGACGGCGTCGATGACGGTGCCGTCCCGCATGGTCAGCGACAGGGCCTCCTTCATATCCTCGTAAGCCTTCTTCTGCTTGTC